GTCAAGCTGGACAACCCTTTGACCCTGCCTGGTGGCAAGACCATCGAAGAAGTGACGGTGCGCAAGCCCAATGCCGGCGCTCTGCGCGGCATCGCGCTGACTGATATTTTCCGCATGTCCACCGATGCGCTGCACGTCATCTTGCCGCGTGTGACCGAGCCGCCACTCATCAAGCAGGTGGTGCAAGAAATCGACCCCGCCGATCTTGTTGCCCTTGGCAGCGCGGTGATGCATTTTTTGCTGCCGAAGGCGGATCGGGAAGACTTCCTGCCCGAATAGAGGACGCCATTGCCGACATTGCAATCATCTTCCATTGGCCGCTCAGCGAACTATGGCCCATGAGCCTTGAAGAACTTATGGACTGGAGGGGGCGGGCCGTGGAGCTGCACAACAAGATTAACGCCCCACCGGAATAGTCACCATGGCTGAAAAATCCCTGCGCTTGCGCGTCATCCTTGACCTAGCCGACAAGGCTCTGGCACCGCTCAAGCGCATGGACAAGGCCAGCAAAGAAACGGCGGGCGCTCTCAAGGCGGCCCGCGAACAGCTCAAACAGCTGAATGAAACTCAGAAAACACTAGGCAGATTCACAGAAGCTCGAAAGGGGTTAGGTGACATAGAGGCCAAGCTGCAGGCCGCTAACGAAAAGGTGCGCCAGTTGGCCGCGACCATGGGAAGTGCTGGGCCGCCATCCAAAGCCATGGCACAGCAGTTTGCGGCAGCTCGCACAGAGGCCGCAAAGCTGGGGGCTCAGTTCACTGCAGAACGCCAGCGTGTGCAGCAGCTGCGTGACAAGCTCGGGGAAGCGGGCATCAGCACCAAGAATCTTGCCAGTCACGACATGCAGCTGCGCTCTAGCATTGCCAGCACCACAGCCAATATTCAGCGGCAGACCGAGGCTCTGAAGCGCCAGGGCGACGAGCAGCGCAAATTGGCGCGCATTCAGCAACAGTCAGCCAAGGCCGCTGCGATTGGAGGCGGCGTGGCTGCGGCCGGCGCGGTAGGTGTCTATGCTGGCAAACGCACGGTGCAAACCGCCGTCAAGCCGGTGCAAAGCTACATGGCGCATGAAGATGCCATGCTGGGCATTGCGCGCCAGGTTCCGGGGGCAAGGGATGATGCGGGACAGCTGACTGCGGTTTACAGCGGCATCGAGGCCCAAGTACGAGAGCTGAGCAAGCATGTACCGCTTGCGACCACGCAGATCGCGGAAATGTTCACTGCGGCTGCGCGCATGGAAGTGCCTACTGACAAACTCAGCGAATTCGTGCTGATGGCTTCGGAGATGGCGACTGCGTTTGACGCCGTACCTGATGAAATCACCGAGTCCATGGGCAAGGTGGCCAAGAATTTCAAGATCGAGCTGACCAATATCCGGGGCCTGGCAGACGCTATCAACTACCTTGATGACAACGCTATCAGCAAAGGCGCTGACATCATCGACTATCTGAACCGGACCAGCGGTGTGCTGGCCACGGTGGCTATGAGCGAGCGCAATGCTGCAGCTCTGGGTTCTACCCTGCTGACATTGGGCGAGCGTGCCGAAACCGCCAGCACGGCGACCAATGCCATCATTTCAAAATTCGCAGCAGCCACCAAGGGCACCAAGAAATTTCAGAGTGCGGTCAAGGAAATTGGGCTTAGCTCGCAGGCCATTGAAACCGGCATGACCAAGGATGCCACCGGCACGCTGATGAAGGTGATGGACGCGGTACGCAAGGCGCCGGAATCCAAGCGCATGGGCATCATGGTGGAGCTGGTGGGCATGGAGCATTCCGACACGCTGGCCAAGCTGGTGGATAAGCCCGAAGAGCTGAGGCGCCAGATTGACCTGGCCAACAGCAAGCAGGCTGATGGATCCATGGCCCGCGAGGCATCGGCGCGAAACCAGACAATGAGCGCCCAAGGCAAGATGACGGATAACCGTCTGTTCAACCTCAAGGCCATCGTAGGCGAGAGCCTCAAGTCTGAGGTTAAGGACTTGCTGGCCGTGGTCAATCCGCTGCTGGATCGCATTACGGCCTGGACGCAGGCGAACCCTGCTCTTGTGGGTGGTCTGCTCAAAGGCGTGATCGTGTTTGGGGCACTTCTGGCTGCTGCGTCTGCATTGCTGATTCCGCTGGGTCTGTTAGTGGCCAAAGGCTTTTTGGTGCGTCTGATGTTGGCCAAGCTGGCCGGTGTTGCCGCTGGCGGCGCTGCATTTGGCGGTATGGCTACGGGGGCTGGCCGCTTGTTGCCGCTGCTGGCCAGGCTTGCACTTGGGTTCCTGCGCATGCTTGGGCCGGTGGGCTTGCTTATCACGTCGGGCTGGATGGTTTACAGCAATTGGGCAGACATAGTGGGCGGTGCCAAGCTACTTTGGGAGGATCTGGGCAATTGGCTTGGCGGCATCTGGGCCAGCATCGTCAACACGGGAGCAATGCTATGGCAGGGCTTTCTAGGAGCGCTGGGAAGCATCTGGTCCATGCTGTCGTCGCTGTTCATGGGAACCCTGCAGCAGATTGCCACCATCTCGGACTCAGTATGGCAAGGCATCATTGCCACCGCCGTCGGGATTTGGATGGGGTTCATTGCAAATCTCTCAAGCATCTGGGCCTTGATTCAAACCACGGCCAGCATGGCGTGGCAAGGCATGGCGACGATGTTCAGTAGCTTTGGCGGCTGGATCATTGATGGCCTGATCGGCGGCATCACCGGGAAGCTGGGCCAGTTGCGCGATACGGTAGTCGGTGCGGCCAGCAGTGCCGCGCAGTGGTTCAAGGAAAAGCTAGGCATCAACTCCCCTAGCCGGGTCTTCACTCAGTTCGGTGGCTGGATCAGTGAAGGCGCAGCTCTGGGTATTGAGGGCGGCCAGGCGACCGTGCGCGCTGCGGCGCTGGCCATGGCCGCCAGTGCCATGGTGCCGGCGGCCAATGCCACACTGCAACCGCCAGCGATGCCAGCGGTACCATCTATGGCGGCGCAGATGGAGGTCATGCCTAAGCTAAGCGTGCTGCCCAGCCACTTGCCTGCGGCGACCCTACAGGCCAACCCGGTGCTTGCTGCTGCGCCCCAACTGCCGCCCGTGGCTGCGAAGATGGCGGTCATGCCCACGCTGGGCGCACTGCCTGGCCAACTGCCGGCGGCGACCCTGCAAGCCAACCCGGTGCCAGCTGCTGCGCCGCAGCTGCCGCCCATGGCTGCGAAGATGGCGGTCATGCCCACGCTGGGCGCTCTGCCCGGCCAGCTGCCGGCGGCGACCCTGCAGGCCAACCCGGTGCCTGCTGCTCTGCCGCAGCTGCCGTCCATGGCTGCGAAGATGACGGTCATGCCCATGCTGGGTGCTCTGCCCGGCCAGTTGCCAGCGGCGACGATGCAAGCCAACCCGGTGCCTGCTGCTGTGCCGCAGTTGCCACCCGTGGCAGCGAAGATGGCCGTCACGCCCACGCTAGGCGCTCTGCCCGGCCGGTTGCCGGCGGCGACCCTGCAGGCCAACCCGGTGCCTGCTGCCGTGCCGCAGCTGCCGTCCATGGCAGCGAAGATGACAGTCATACCCACGCTGGGCGCTCTGCCAAGCCAACTGCCGGCGGCGACGCTGCAAGCCAACCCGGTGCCTGCTGCTGTGCCGCAGCTACCGTCCATGGCAGCGAAGATGGCAGTCATGCCCACGCTGGGCGCTCTGCCCGGCCAGTTGCCGGCGGCGACCCTGCAGGCGAACCCGGTGCCTGCTGCTGTGCCGAAGTTGCCGCTCATGGCTGCGCAGATGGCGGTCATGCCATCGCTGGGTGCTCTGCCTGCTGATGCACTGGCTCTGCCAAGAGAGCACCAGATAAGCGTGCGGCTGCTGGGCTTGGAGCAGTTGCAAGGGCTGCCGCAGGTTCAGGGCGTCAACCTGCAGGGGCAGAGTGGTGATGCGGAGCCTATTCAGGCTCAGCCGGTGCCACGTATTCAGCGCGGGACCGCAATTGCATCGCGGCCTGCTGTGGCTCCCGCTCCGGCAGGAAATAGCATTTACACCATCACGATCAATCCGGCCCCAGGCATGGACCCTCAAGCCATCGCGCGCGCAGTGGCTGCGGAGCTGGACAGGCGCGAACAGCAGGCAGGCGCCCGCCGGCGCAGTGCCACGTACGACCTGAACTGAAAGGAGCATGATGAACAGCACACTCATGTGCCTGGGGCAATTTGTCTTCGGGATTCAATCGCTGCCCTATGACGAACTCAAGCGCGTCACGGCCTGGCGCCACGCAAGCAATAGCCGGGTGGGTGCCAGAGCGGCCCGACAGTTCGTGGGCGTAGGTGATGACACCATTACGCTGAGTGGCTGGATTGCCCCTGAGCTGACAGGCACTTATTGGAGCATTGCCTCCCTACGCGCCATGGGTGACATGGGGCGGCCTTTCGCGCTGGTAGGCGGCACGGGTGAAGTCTTTGGCCAGTTCGTGATCGAGAATCTAAGCGAGACTGGCACCCTGCACTACGCTGACGGAACGCCGCGCCGCATCGCCTTCGACCTGACGCTGACCCGCGCAGACGATGACCAGGGCGGGGAACGTGTGACCGTGGACGATCAAGGGCAGTTCTTTGGCGGCAGTGGCCAGCAGCCCACATTAGACGGATTGCTGTTTTAGCCAT